ATTTACTTTTTCTGCACCAATAGAAATTACTTGATCGCCATTAATTTCAAAAAAACCATCGTCTGCATAAAAGAATACTCTACGATTATCTTGACAAACAGTTCTACCTAAAACTGCACCTCTATTAGGTGATATTACTGATAATCTAAATACTGTTGATCCACCAACATAGTCCATACGAATTATTTGATTTTGCCTAAAGACATAACCAATCTCTCCTGATGTTATGTGGGTAATCTGTCCACCTGAACCTGGTAAGTCTTGCAAGTCTGATTGTTTTGTACCTGGTTGCCAAGTTGTTAAATCATTAATACCTGACCATTGAATACGATTTGAATTATTTGTGTGATTACCTGTTACAAAAAAATCTCTAACTACACCTGAAACTTTAAATACAGGAACTGTACCACTTGTGCCTATAGTAGATAAATTTGCAAAATTAGTTGATGTACCCATTTCATAATATTGAGCTGCATCTTTACCATTACTAGCAACAATGTTTTGACCAAATTGTGTAAATGTAAAATAATCTGTATCAGCTCCTGTTAGACTAGATTTTCTTGATGTAAATGTACCACCATCTAATTGAAAAATATCTGTATTGTTTGCAACAAAATTAAAAACATTATTTGAATTATCTCTAAAAGAACCTGCACCTCTACTATTGGATGTAATATTATTAGATGAATAAGAAACTAATGAAGGAAATCTTTTATATGATTGAGCTGCAAAATAAACATTGTTAGCTGTCGTTGCACCAGGATTTAAATATTCTGGTTGGTCAGGTAGCCATTCTCCAAAAGGTATTTGCATTTTTCTCCTATTGGTTATTATTTGTTACTGCAACAAATCTGTCATTAAATGAACCAGCTACAGTAACATCACCTCTTTGTTGTAAAGGTGCATTACCATATTGATCTTCTCTGTCATTTCTATCAAGTCTTTCAAGAGCTGTTGAATACATTTGTTGCCATTGTTGAAGTCTTTGTGGATCAACACCACCTAAAAAATTAGCAGCATGATAAAGTGATCCATATAAATATATAGCTGGATGATGTGTTAAAATATAATTTGAAGTATTTGAATCTGATAGTGCTGGAAATTTAGCATAATAATTTAATGTTCCTGTGTATGCAGCAGATGGTATAGGTGCAAATCTAAAATTATCACCAAGTATAGTATAAGTTTCTGGCATACCGGATGTTGAGCTTCCTTTTATTTGATCCATTTGTGCAGGTGTAATATATTTTAAAGCATATTTAGTACCACCTTCAGTTATAAAAAAATCTCTTACTTGTAAAAAATCAGCAGGTATAGATTCTGTTTCTGAATCTATTGTAATAGAAGTAGAAGTAATCATTTTTCTAATTCTTAATTTAGAGTTTAAATCTGCCTCTGTTAATACAATAAAATCATCAGATATTTCTGATGTTAAATCTGATCTATTTAACCAATTTGCAATTGATGTTTTTAGTGCTGAATAACTACTTAATGACATTATAAATTACCTTCTGCTGTTTTAAAATATCTAAACTCATTTGAATTTAGTTTTTTTTTTAATATTTTTTTTTGAACTTCTTTTGGTAGTCCAAACCAATTGTTACTACCATTATACTCATTTGCCCAGACAGATAAAGCTATTGTTGGAATACTAGCCACTCTTTTCATATCTCTTGATTTAGAATAACCATCATTAAGATTATATAATCTTTTATTATGTTGAATATGTGGATTAATATTAACTTCTTCTTTGGTTACAATCTTACCTTCCATGTCGTCTTTCATGTAAGTAGTTTTACTTAAACCATCAATAGTAATATCTTTTTTCATACTCTACCTTGTCCTTTGTAACGACTTTTTTTAGCCATTCGTTTTTCGTTTTTGTTCAAGTCCTTTTTATGTCGTCTTGGTCTTTTTTTTGGTTTAGGTCTTGGAACAAAGTGAACAAACTTTTGTCTAGCCACTACGCACTCATTTCAGTAATATACACATTCGTAGATGAACCATGAAATACTGCAATCTTTTCTCCAGGTGAAACTTTAAATATTTCTATTTCACCAGATGGTAATAAAGCTGATGTTGCACTTGCAGTAGGTGAAGCACCTAAAACAAAATGACAATTAGCATCTCCAACTACTCTTATGTATTCAGTTTGTGAACCAAATGCAGCAGAAGCTGTTGAAGAATTATTAGTATTAAGTTTCTGTGTAGTACCAGGTCTTAAAGCATAATTATAACTCATTTTTTCTCCTAATTTTTGAGGGGGGAAGTATCGCTAGACAAGATCCCCCCAGTTATTATTTATCTTCTTATAACAAATGTCACAAGTAATTTTTTAGCTCCAGTAGAGCCACCATCGGTAATCATCTCAATAGTGCCATCTTCTTCTACTCTATTTGCAGCAGTAGGTTCAGCAGAATCTACAGTACCAGCAGCAGAGCCAGAGTGAGCAACAGTTATGCCACCACCTGTTACAGCAGTACCACCTATTTCAAAAGAAATAGCTGCGTTGCCACCAGATATAGCACCTTGTAAAGCAGTTATAATTTTAACTATTTTACCACCATCAGGTATAGCAACAAATGTTGATGAAGCTGTTGAAATATCTTCTATTTCAGCAGTTAAAAAGTAATCGTTAAGTGTTCTCATTTTTTATCCTATTTATTTGCTTCGTTCCGACTTTAAAATAAATCTTCAAAGACCAAACAAAATTGTTGATTGATTGATGGGGGATTACTCCCCCACCAAATTAAGTATTATGAAGTAGTTAAGTCTGTAACTAATCCACTAGCTTTTTCGTTTCTTGACTCAAGAGTGTACTCTGCAACCATGAATCTCTGATCTGCGTCAGCAGTTTGAGCTGGTGTTTGTAGAGAAAAATCTCTTAAGAAAGCAACTGCAAAAAAGTCCATCTCTAAAATTAGAGCATCTTGTCCGACTTTAGCAGCAGTACCATTTGCACCTCTAATGAATCTATTAGGAGCAACTTGCATAGTTCCAAAGTCACTTTCATAGACATCAATAGATGTAACTAATCTTCTGTCTTCTGCTTGGTCAAATCTAGTTGAACCACCAGTAAAACCAGATAGCTTTTGCTTATTGAAAGCACCTACCATAATCATGTTAGGGTTTCCACCAGCATCAAAGCATGATCTCAAAACAGATTTTAACTGATCTTCAGTAAAAGCTCTTTGAGTTCCATCTGTTCTTACAGTACCTGCACCAGAACCAGATCCACCTGCACCTGCATCAACATTAGTAGAAATCCAAGTTTGAACTCCACCTAATTTTCTTGATGTAGTTGCGTTACCAGCAGCAGCAGCTACATTAGATAAAAGAGCTACTTCCATATCTCTTTTTAATTCTTTTGCAGATTTAGCTACTTGATAAGCTAACTCATTGTTTCTTCCAGCAGATGTTACAGCATCATTTGTTCCTGATACTTGCACAGCTTTTGTAGAAATTTGAGTGTGGTTAGTTAGTTTAGTTGTTGCTGATAAAGTTGGGTAACTTATAGCAGCACCTTCAACTGCATGGTTAGCAGCTACATCAGCCAAAGCATCTGTTTGCCATTGGTGTGATGTGTTTGTTGCTTTTGTTTTAGCAACTCCAGACATAAAAGGTGTTTCTGTTGGAGATATTGAATAAATAATATCTGCAAGGTCTTCTCTTATGCCGACTGTTTGGTATGTTTGATATACAGCCATTTTTATTCTCCTTTGAGGTTATTGTTTATATATAACGCATCAATAGATCAGTTGCGTCTTTTGGACTTCCTGATTTTTTCAATGCCTTAAGTTGATTCAACCTAGACTTGGAGTTTAATTCTTCTTTTGTTGACTTAATACCTGACTTAACAAACTTGGTTGGTTTTACTTTTTTAGAAACTAAAGAAGGTTTAGCTGCTTTAGCTTTTTGAAAGTTCATGCCATCCATGATTACATCAAAATATCTTGAATCGTAAATTCTTGCGACATCCTCATTTGAGAATCCTTTAGAACTTAAGTAGTTCATAATATTTGACTTAACTGTAGTACCTTTTATAGGGTCAGCAATTTCTGGATGTCTTAAGTGAAGTTTTTTTTGTTCTTCTCTTAATATTTCCTGAAATTGAGTTTGCTGATGCTCTCTCAATTTTTGCTGTGCTTGTTGTATCGTTTGTTTTCGTTTCTGAATCCTACGATCAACTTTAGCAGCTTCAGTTGGGTCTTCATCCCAAAGTCTATCAAGCTCTTTGGAATTGTAATCGTTGTTTATTTCAGCATTCAAAGTCGCCACAAGTGAATTTAAATCTTCCATCTTGGTAGAATACTGGTTTTTAAGACGATCTTCTTCGGATTTAAGCTCTCTTTTTTCAATCGCTATCTCCTCTGTTTTTCGTCTATAGTCGGCATCTTTTTGATAACCTGCTTTTAATTCGTCAAGGTCAACATCAATCTTTTCACCATTAACAATAACTTGGTGTAGATCGGTTGTTTGTTCTTCAATTGCATTTTGATCTTCGGATGCTTCTTCTTCAACTGGAGCTTCTTGAGTTTCCTCTTGTTGAGCTTCAGGTTTTTGTTCAACTTCAGTTTCAGCTTTCGCTTCTTCTTTCGGTTCAACTTGTGCTTCTTCTTCTTGAGATTTAGTGATAACACCTTTTGTGTCCATTAAACCTTCAATATGTTTAGCAGCACCTTGTATTGTTGCGTTTGACAACAATGGGTTTGAGTCAGACATTAGTCCTCCTATGGTTAAGCTGTCTTATGACTTGGCTTATTCTAACCAGATTGGTTAAAATTTTGTTTTATTTTGTTGTTGTCTAAAATCTTCTAATTGTTTTGAAGCAAGGTTACCTGTTTCAATTACAGTTTGAAGATGTTGTTCTACTTTTCCAACAACATTATAAGCAATCCAAAGTTTTTCTCTGGTATCACTTTCTTTAGCACCAGTTTTTTCAAGTAGTGCTTCAGAATAAAGTTTTTTTAGAGAATCAATTGCCTCTATAAAAATTTTATTCTCCAGTATTTGTTTGGCTTGGTTGGATCGGCTGATTTCTTCCGATCTCCTTACCTGGTCTTTGGTTTCCATTTAATCCTTGTACCTGTTGGCTGAACATATTAGCAGATTTTTGTGCCTGTTCAAGTATCTTACTGTTTCCAGACATCATCATCTTATCTAAATCTGCATCAGCTTTAATTTTAGCAGTATCTAGTTGTGTATTATATTTTAAAGCCATATCTTTTATTTTCGCTTCAAAATCTAATGCCATTTCTTGAGATTTTTGTTGTAATTCTTGATACTGAAGTTCAAGATCAGCAATTTTTCTCTTATTCTCTGCATCAATCCTTGTAAATTCTATTTTTTCAATAGGAGTTAAAGGTGGTGGTGCAGGTGGAGGCATCATTTGTTTACCGACATCAGGATTGACAAAATAACTTTCCACATTTTTAAGTCCTGCGTTCTCAATTATTTTAGATAAAGTGTTATACATATTTTTTAATGTAACCATAGGCATCTCTTTACCACCTTGTAATTGAAATGCTTGTAGTTGTCTTTCTAAAATATTATTTAACATCATAATTTGTTGTTCTTTTGAGCCAGTTCCTAATCCTACAACAATATTAATATTAAATTTATCTTTCCATTCAGTAGGTCTAACTGGAACATACTGATTATTTAACATAACAATTTTTTCTTTGTCCTGATATTTAATCATCAGTTCAAATATTTTTCTAAATAAATCTTTAACACCTGTTTCGGCAAAAATTCTTGCAATCAATTCTGATCGCATTTGAGTTTGTGTCATCAATGTGTTGACACCAGTTGCAGTTTTAGAATTTAATGTATCTGCATCTAATCCTTGAGCAGACTTTGTAATACCAGTTCTAGCTTCTCTAACTGTATCTAAATAGTTAAGCATAGGAAATGCTTGATTAGATATTGGTTGAGCTTGTAAAGGTTGCATCACTTGGTTTGGTGGTTGTTTAGTTCTAACCACACCACCAGGTCTTGTTGTTAATAGGTCATCCATGTTGACCATTCCATCCATGATTGCAACTCTGTTGTTATTAGTTAAATACATATTGTCTAATAACTGACGCATCACAGTTGATTTCATTAATTGTATATCCTCAACTAATTCAGAAATGGATCTACCATAAAATCTGTGTGGCATTGGAATAGGTGTGATTGTTACAAATGGAATATTATCACATGGCATATTTTCTAAAACCATAGAACCACTATCACCAGCAGAAATAATTTTTCGCAGCTCTGCAATACCATCTTCATCAAAATCGTATCTTACATAAGACTCATAAATTAAAACTTTTTCTGTAGATTTATCTGTTGCAGAATCAATATTAAATTCATCTATGTTTCTTGATCTAACTATTTCTTCAGTATTAAAAATATCTTCGTCTGACTTTGGTAATGAATTAACTTCTTCTTCATCATAACCCATAGCCACTAAATCGGATCTTGACATTAAAACTTTATGAGAAACAAAATCGGCATCGTCAATAGACTTTGCGTTTCTGCTAATTAAAAATTCTTCAGGTGGTACACTTTCAATTTTTACTTTACCTGCTTTTTTAGTTCTTTTAATTTTGCAATTGTATAATGTAAAATCTGGTTTCTGAACTTGAGATACATCCACACCTCTAGCTTCGTACTGCTCAATTAACTTTTCATAATCCTCTTTGGCAGACTCATCTTCAAACACTTCTTCTTCAACTTCTTCTATATCATCTTTAGTATCGTTAAGTGCATCCTTTTCGGCTTTAGTTAAATTTTTATAAGTTTCATGTTCTACTGTTTCAGACTCATCATAATAAATTTTTAAAAAACCATTTTTTTCAATCAATGCGTCTTTAAAAAAATTATATAATAATTGAAAGCCATTATTCTCTTTGTAGAAAACATGATTTAAATAAGCAGATGCTTGTTCGGCAAGAGGTACATCTTCGGCTGTTACAGGATCGCAACGCACCACATTATCACTAGCTGTGAAAACTCTTAATAGATTAGGTAAGATACTTTCTACAGTATCAGAAACATCAGTTGACACCACCTGTGAACGACCATCTATTTCTGTACCAAGTTTATCACCTAAATAATATTCTAAAGATTTTCTTCTACTTTGTGAAAGATGACCACCTAAATAACCTAAAGCATTGTCAATTTGATTTGAAAGTAAACTTCGTAATTTAGGGTCTGATAATTCTATGATTTTTTTTGCCATATTAAACTATATAATTCGTATCTACACTTATCGGTTTAGACCAATCACTTCTGGTAACTGGCTCTACGATTGCTCCATATCGTATGCTATCACAAAAGTGTGATGACCAATTGTGTAGGGGTTTATTCCTAAAACAATTATTTTTTTCATCCCATCGTTTGCAATAGGACTTTAATGCTTCTATGAGCTTTTTGCAATTGTTTTTATGAAAATAACAATTCGGCAACATTCTCCTTACTTGCTCAATACCATCTTCAATACTTAATTTTGGAGCTATGTCAAACTCTAAACCTAGTTCCTTTGCTGTTTCCCACCTAGATTTATTTGTGCCAATCTCTCTAACTCTAATATCATGGGGTGCAATATGCTTTGAATAATTATAATCTTTGTTATCAATCACATTCAAATAATGTTCTAATCCCTCTCCTGAATTTTCATAGCAATCAATTATTCTAATCTCATCACCATGTCTTTGAGCAAATGTAATAACTGTACTATCGTTCATTCCTAGATCCCACCAGGTTTCAACTTCTAAATCCTCATCTATTTCAAAATTTTTAATATTACCCTTTTGATCTAGCTCCTCCATAATTTTACCAAAATAAGATCCTGATATACCTGCTTGAAATGAACACTCAAACTCTTGAGCATAACTCTCTGGCGACATCGTTTCTTTCGCAGCTTTCAATTCTTCTTGATCTATAATCTTGGTTTCACTAGCTTTGAACACTTTGGTAAACCACCCTTCGCTATGTTTGGCTTTTTCATGTAAATCAAAAAACCAGTTTCTTCCCATCGGTGTTCCGATAAATATGGCAAAACCATGTCGGTCAGAAAGAGCTGGTCTTAAGATGGTATCAAAGAGGTCTGGCGAAAGGTTTTGTGTTTCATCGCAAACTATCCCATCAAAATACTGTCCTCTAATTGCAGCACTATTTTCACCCCCAATAATTTGAATACGACTATTGTTTACAGAAAAGTCCACCCTTAATTCAGACTCATTGAATTTTGTTCCTGGTATGGCAGCAGAGAATTGTTTGAGATAATCCCATGCAGTTGATTTACCTTGTAATCTAAATGGCGAAATAAAGGCATATCTTGGATAAGGTTTAGTGTTTGTCAAAGCAGCTCTGATTAAGTGGTTTATAGCGAAAACTGTTTTACCACCTCTCCTGTGAACTATGACAACATTAAATCGGTTCATGTCGCATTTTTTATGCAAAAAATTTTGAATTTCTCTTGGTTTGTAAGGAATAACAATTTGTTTCATATTATAACAAAACCCCCCCCTAGTGAATTGTTACATTATCATCAGGATAATCTGTTGGTAGAACAAATTGTGTTTTTAAGAAGTCAGAAAAGTCAGCAGCTTCATCATCATCTTGAAAACCTTGAAAGTGTGTAATCACTATTGGTTTTTTTGTTTTTTTATCCTTCATTATGAAGATTATTGTTTTAAGAAATCTATCATCCATTTGTGTGTACCATACATTAATTTTTATTTAGCGACACAAGTAAAATCAGGCAACCCCTAATTAAAAACCCCCCATGTTCGCATTATGTTCTCATAATTTAAGCAATTACAACCATCAATTTCATAGTGATAATAAAAGATTACCCTTAATAAACTTTCCGATAAGTTTCGATTATCAGCCATCAACCAATTATTGTTGCAACCAAGCAATATTGTTGCATTTTTGCCACAATATCATGTGTACTAATCAAACTTTTTGTGTGTTTGTTTTGCCACAACTCCAATAAAATCAATACTTATTAAACAATTAGTAAACATTTGTTACCTATTTATTTGCTCCAACTAATGTTTAAAGGTTGTTTATCATCACCTTTAATAGTTAATTCAGCAGCTTTACCATACCTTTTTGATGCAATTTTACTTGCATTCCATTGAGCAGACGCAGTAATTATTTTATAAAGATTAACCAGGTTTTGACCAGCTTTACCATCAAGATCACCTCTTTCAATCTTATCTTCTAATATTTTTCTTTTATCTTCCAGCTCTGATAATTTAAGATCTACTGCTAACTCTTTAGACTTTTGATAACGCAGCATTAATAAGTCATCAGCTATTAAATAGTTTCTAA